GTCCTTCTCTATCATCTGCAAACATCATTTGCTGCTCGCGCGTCTCAACTTTTGCGCCACCAGCTAATTCTGTATGATCAAGCACACCCATATGAGCTTCCATACGAGCAAATCTTGGAGGCAACAATACACTTGAATTGGCTTCACTACGCACATTACAAGCAGGGTAAAGTAATCCAGTATCATCCATATCCATGGACCAAACGACAGTTTTAGCTATCTCATCCGACAATTCTGGTACTAGATCACTTATTACTCTTGACAAAAACCGTGGATGATTTTCAAATTCACCATGGAAATTGCCAATACTAATGCGACTCTTCAACAACTGCGTAAGGGATGCACTCAACTCCATCTCTAGGAATTGCAATGTCTTCTCACGTAATTGCCAAAAATACGCACGGAAAGCATCACACCAACCTGTGGTGTGAAACTCGTAGTAATGCATCAAGTGATCCAAGTGCAAAACCCTGTAGCGTCCAAAAACGCCAGACGGTCTACCACTGATCACATAATACTTACCTTCAAAACAAATGACATCTACAGTTTCGCCCCCAACAAAAAGTTTAGACTTACCTGCATAGATATCATATTTCATTTCAACATTTACACTCGAATCCGAAATGGAAAAATCCGAGCTACTTTCTTGATTTGTGTTTCCGAGTCATTTATCAAATCGTGCTTAAACTCATACACACGATTAGGGTCCCCTGCGAGATATATAAATCTCCAAATATCATGCAAAGCCTACAATTATGACGCGGGTATGTCAAAACTGTGGTAACCAAATACATGAAAGCCCACTTCAACTTTACGCTGGAACCCCAGGGGACAACCGGGGCGGCATTTAAGGCTGCTCCGCACCTATATATGACTTCCTCCACTTACCAACCAAATCGTCATAAGTACTATCCAGCATAGTACACATATGGTTAATATTTGCTCTTCGAGCAATTTGAATCATGTCTAATCGACGTTTTTCATAAATTTCTTCACCATGGCTGAACCATTCACGAAGAGCTCCATCAATATTCATTGCACTACATTCATTTTCCGTTAACGGGTGACCCTGCGGATACAAATGCATGTGTAATGATTTAAAAATCGATTTGTCGACCAAAGCGCCCAGATGCACACCCAATTTAGGGTGATGGACTGTTTTGCGCTTTAAAAATTCAAACTCCTCAAAGGGTAAAAAGTCGGTCAATTTACTGCCTTTATCTGGCATAGTATAAATTTGACCATACTGCCCTAAAAACTCAGATAAGTTTTTGATTGTAAATTTATCCTCATCAGGATGAACTGAACCAATATTGTCATCACCATAAGTTATGACATTGATACGTTCACGAAATGGTGGAGGATCATTGTGTACATTGTAATAGAAACATCTCATTCCTAAACTGCCAACAATGCCGTTTAATACAACTGTTAAGGAATTTCCACTAATGTGTGAACC